TTCTTTTAAAACTTTTAGTAACTGTTTATTTTATATAAGTATACGCAATATAAAAAGTATATGCAACTTTTGGGCAACAAAAAACCACTCCTTGGTAGCGACACTTTGGAGTGGTTTAAATTTAGCCGTAGCTAGTAACGGTCCTAATCCGTTATACTGTTAGTATTCTAATACAGCGTAATCAATTCCTAATGTAAGAGCGATCTCTACTGGAGTCTCTGTAGCCCAATCCATATCACCAAATTGAACAGATTTGATATAAGCTCCCCAAACTTTCCAGTTTTCTACTTTATCACCTACAGGACCTAATGTGAAGATATCAAAATTCTTTTTATAGAAGTCTGCATATCCATCTCTACCAGTTACTGATTCGTGAGCTGTTCTAACCCACTCCATTACTGATTGTGCTCCAGATGGAACAATTGGATCGTAAAGTGTTAAAGTAATATCACCCCATTTACATTTGCCTTTTAATTTACGCTGAATGTTAATGTGATCAAGTATTACCTCGCCACAGTCTAACTGCGGACGAGATACTTTTTTACATATAAATGATGGAATACCATCAATTTGTAAGATGAATCTATTCTGTACCTTTGGTTCGAAAGGTGTGTAGAATATTTCATTATTTTCAATTAAATTTGCCATTGTCTTTTTATTTTAAATATTATGCGTTAGTAAAAGATGCTCCTGTTGGTAAGATATTAAAGTCTAATACAATAAACTCAGCTGATTTAGCAGGTTGTAAGTAAATCTGACCATACATAATATTTCTATCGATTACATCAGGTGTATTGTTTGTTTCATCCATGATTACTTTGAAAGCATAAAGACCTTGACGAGCTTTAACTGTTTCTAAGTATGGAGTAACAATATTTAAGAATCTCTGACGTGTAGCTGTAGTATTGTTTTCAAACACTAAGTAACGACTTGAACTTGCAATATACTTCTTTAAAGTAATCATTAAACGTCTTACATTGATACGATCTAATGCAGATGGTTTAGCTTGTAAAGTCTTTTGACCCCAAATACAAATTCCTTGGTTAGGGAAAGTTGCAATTGGATTGATCTTATTCTCATACAAGTCATTACGAGTAGATTGATTTAATTTTAATTCAATGTCAGTTGCTTCTGCAATACCACCACGATTTAATCCAGATGGAGCAAACCATTCGTAAGCTACAGTATCGTTATAAGCGATAACTCTTGGTACTACTACTGTTGGCGGAACCCAAACTGGTTTGTTTTTATCAGTATCTAATATTTTAACCCAAGGCCAGTAAGTAGCTACATAGTTAGAATCAATTCCTGAATCAGATACTGCTGCAATTGCTGCATCTACTGAACGACCTTGAACAACTGGATCAGCAATTACAAATGTATCACCTCTATCTTCAGCAACTTCAATTGCTTTATTGATAATAACTGAGTGATCTGCTATTGTAGCTCCTGGTATTGCAATCATATTGATGTCATACTCATCTGAGTTACTAATTACATTTAATGCTTTTGTATATGCTACTGCTCCTGGAGCTGAAGAACTACCACAATTCATACCAAATAAGTTAGTTGATGTGATGTTTGCTCCTACATTCTTAGCGATTGCTGGATCCATACCATCAAATCCACCTTGTAATGGTGCAGTAAACTTCAAGAATGTTGTTACATCTAATCCTGTGAAAGTAGATCCTGAGATACTTCTTCCAGCTGCTATTGAAGAGTTTGTATTTGATACTGATGCACTTGGATGTACAAATGATTCATCTAAGTTAAATGCTGAGTTACCTGCTGAAGTTGCACCACTTGCTAATGGCTTTAAGTAGTTAGCATTATCATTTGAAGTATAATCCCATCCGTAGTAAGCTTTCTTGTTGTAAGAACCATTAATTTGAGTTAATTGACTTACAAAAGTAGTTGTTGGGAAAGAAAAACTTGATGATACTGGTTGTACTAAAGCTGCAAAACCAAAAGGTTTAACATTTGCTGTGATTGATTTAGCTTTAACAGCTGCATCTAATTCAACTCTAATGTATTTAGAAACGTTATCATAATCTCCTGTTACAGATACTGTACCAGTTGAACTTACTGTGTATGATTTGTCACCAATTCTACGAGCAATAAAGTTTGCTGAATCTGGATCTAAATTTAAACCACTATAAGATTCTAATACGATAGGTCTTTGGTCTGTGTCATTATAGTCACGAACTACTAAAGTAAATGAACCATAATCAGATCCTGGATCTACACCTGGTAATACATTGTTTACAATACTAATCTTGTAAGAAGTATTTGTATCAGTACCATCAGCTAAAGTATGAATTTTAAATAAGTTTATCTTTTCGTTACCAATGATTTGTGATTGGATCCAAGTAGTTGATGCATTATTGAATGCTCCAGCTGAACCAGATAAGTTTAATTGTGTGTTTGCAGAAGAAGATACATAAGAGATTGTAGTTCCTACGTTAGCTGCTATTGTAGCTAAGTAATCACTAAACCAAGTATATAAGTATCCATTTTTAGCTCCTTTTACTGAAGTTCCTAATACATTCTCAAAAGAGTTTACACTAGTTGGACTAGCTGATGCTGTTGAAGCTTGTCCAGTTATACCTGAACCAGATAAAGTAAATCCAAATGAACCTGTAATACTTCCAGCAATAAATGTTGATTTAGTATAATCTTTTCCAGTTGAACTTCCAATAGTGGTTGTTGGCATGATAACACCAACTAACTTGCTAACAGATCCAGTAGTTGCAATAATGTGAACAGCATCTGCTTCATATCCACCTTCTTGTAATACTCTTACTACTGTTACAGTTCCAGCACTTTGTAAGTAGCTCTTTACTGTGTAAGGAACATATGTCTCCTCACTTAAAGCTCCGAACTTTGCAATAAAGTCGTCGAAGCTGTTGATAATTGTTGGCACAAATGCAGGTCCTTTTAATGTAGGACCAACTATTGCAGCACCGATTGTTGCGATTCCAGCAGGTAAAAATGAAAGATCTTTTTCATTTGTAAATACTCCCGGACTTATAATTCTTTCAGCCATTGTTATAGTTTGTTTTTATTAATTTATATATAAATATAACTATGTAACCTGAAACCCTTATTTTAAGCTTCTTTTGGAGTAAATTGTCCTGATTCTAAGTCAAGAGCTCCAGCACCATATTTTGCATCTAACTCTTCAGCTAAAGCTTTTTCACTTGTGTTTGTTTCTGTGATTTGCTCTTCGATCAATCTTTCTTGTTCTGCTAAAGCATTAAGATAGTCTTTAGTATTCTTTTGAGCTAATTTTAATTGGACTAATTGTATACCTAATACGTTATACTTTTCTTGTAGGTCTTTAATCTGTGTTAATTCCTCTTGTGTGAATTGTTTGTTTTCCATAACTGTTGTTGTTTATTATAAATATGATATATTATACTAAAATAGGAACTAATATCCAAATCTTGCTTTAGTTGCATCATAATTTTGAAGAACTTCTGTTGAAGTTAAAGCACGGTTATAGACTTGAACCAAAGCAACATTTCCATTAAAGTTGTATCCAAAACCTCCAATATACTGTCCTATCAGCAAACTAGTAGGATCTAAAGGACTACCATCAACTGTGTTACTTGTAGTATTAGCAATACCATTACCATATAGGGTATGTGTTGTTGATTCTCTTATAGAAGTTATAAAATTCCATTGACCATCAGTTAGTGATAAAAATATACCAAATGGCGGAGATGGTTCTTTAATTCCACCACCCCAACTATTAGCATTATTAGCGTCTTTTCCTAACCAAAAACCATTTGCAAAATCTTTATCCATTAATCGTGTATATGCACCCATTGATGAGTCTGTAGCTTTGAACCAACAACAAATTGTAAAATCTTCAAGGTTTGAGTTAAATGTTGTTGAAACACTATCATCGCTACCATCAAATAAAATACTACCCCCATTTGCTGAACTATAGGTTGGGCCATTTACTAATGTGCCATCAAATCCATTATAAGTAATATCAGTCCAAGTTGTTCCACTTCCTGGATAACTTGCACCAATACCAGCATCTAAATACATAACTAAATCTGTAGTGACTACTCCTGGTATTATAGGTGCATTGTAAAGAAAGGAGATTGGTATTATATTCATACTATAATAAGTCTTTAACACTAACAACATACACTGAACTTGGGCTTAAAGAAGCTAAAGTTAATAGATCTTTACTTGTTGTTGTTGTTGGTACATATATAGATGCACTTGGTTGTTTAACTGAGGATGGAAAAGTCACTGTTGCTGAACCTATTGTAGATACTTCAACTATGCTTGTTTGACCTGCTCGAATATTACTCATACTAATAAATGTATTTGTACCTGTCACTAATTGCAGTGTGAAGAAGTTTCCTAAACTAAAATCCAAAGATGCTGTATTGGATGATATAGCTAACGCAGTTACATTACTTCTATTTGATCCTGTTACTATTTGATTACCTACAAAGCTACTTGAACCTGTTACTGTTAATGAGCCTGTCATTTCTGATGGTCCTTGGGATTTAAACCCATTTTTTATTATAAATTCATTTGCCATAATTACCTTTCACTTTCCGGGTTTATATTAATAAATACTATTAAAGTCCAAATCTTGTTTTAAATGCATTAAAATTTTGTAATACTTCGGCTGATGTAAGAGACTTGTTGTATATACTTACAACTGCAATATTAGAATTATAATATAAAGTATTGTTATAAGCCCATCTACCTATAGCCATAGTTCCACTATAACCTCCATTATTAGATCTCGTAGCAATTAATGCTCCATTTACGTATACATAATCTACATTTGTATCTCTAACAATAGTTATATTATACCAAGTACTTGTAGCAAGAGTACCAAATCTAGTTAAAGTTATTCCAACAACAGTTATGGAGAACAAACAATTCACACAAGAGGAATTAACACAGATTAAAGACCTACAAGAAAAGTATAACGTATTAGGTATACAATTAGTCCAATTAAAATTAGCTCAAAAGAATACTAAAGACTATCTT